AGGCTACCATGGCAGTCAAATTTATTGCCATCTTTATTGATGGCTCTAAAGTTTAAAATCGTACCATTACCGTTAGTATCTTCAAAAATGACATCTTGTATTATATCATTTTTTAAATCTACATATTTAAACCTCTTCCCAACTTTAAGGAAGTTTCTGTGTACTGCGCTATTAACCTCCTCCTTTACATTAACCTCCTCCTTTACATTAACCTCCTCCTTTACATACTTCACATACTCGTCAACGGACGAGTATTTACTAAATCCATCGATTAAAACAAACTCGTCGTTATTTTCATTAACTCTTACCTTAACCTTACCGTCTTGATAGCAGTTGTTTAAGTCACTAATCCAAAACTCTTTGTAGGTTATAAAGCACTTTGTCCGCGACGTAACGAGGATGACGATCTCTCTACGCTCATTTTTGTAATAGTTGCCGGTTACGAATGTATTAGCCATTTTCCCTTACCTCTTCCTTTACTTTTTTACTTTTTGTTAACTCTTAATCCTAAGCTTAACTACTTCTTAGGATTAAGAATACGATCGCTTAGGCATTAAACCTAAGTCGGGAGTCATAACTCACTCGACCGCAATAACTTATTTAAAGTTATAAACTAGCCCAGTATTTGACTGTTTTTAAGTAATTGCACAGCCTCTCAATTCTTACCCAGCAATTGATCCGGGATGGAACTAAAACTGCTGTTTGAAATAAAACCTCTTCTGGTAACTTGTTTTTGATATATTGCCTAACTAATTGTGGCGTTATATCTTTGTCGTTTTCCTGATTAAAATCAGGGAATACTTCTTTAACTAGTTCTTTAATTTCTGCTATTTTATTTTTCATTTTCCTTACCTCTTTTTTAACTTTCTTAACTTTCTTTATAATAGCGCACTCTTAAAAATAACGCTACAGTATTTTAAAATTAATTTTATGTATAAGCTAGGACTAAGTAATTTAACTCTTAAATATTTCCTTAGCGATCGCTAATTTAATCCTTAAATATTTTAAATTTAGTGCCGGGACTTTAATTAATTTATTTAAGGGGGGGTCGAGATTAAGGCGGGGGTAAGGCGAGAGTGGGCGGGTACTCTAGACACACTTCATCTACGAAAAAAATCCAAAAAAAATATCCCAGACTATTCTTCATCTGGGATAATACTTTGTGTCACCTATGCAATTTTTAAATCTATAATTTAACTTATATATAAATTATAGCACAGCCTTAAAGGAAATGGGAAGCAAAAGAAAAGATTTTTTAAGTGGCGCACCAACAACTTTATTAAAGTCCAAGGTTAACGAAAAAGCTAAGAATAATGCGGTAACTTTTACCCTTCCAGATCCACAGCCTGGAAAGCAAACAAGCTTTGTAAATACGCGCGCTGATGTGTGCATATATGGAGGAGCCGGTGGAGGCGGGAAGTCGTGGGCATTGTTAAGGAAGTCTTTAATTAATATTGATAACCCTAATTATGGTGCGGTAATCTTCCGCCGGACTTCGCCTGAAATAACAACAGAGGGTGGTTTATGGGATGAGTCTAAGAAATTATTTGGCTTAGTCCCTGGTGCAATTCCAAGAGAGGGTAAATTAGATTGGAAATTTCCCAGCGGCGCAGCTATTAGCTTTGGTCACGCTCAACATGAAAAAGACGTAGAGAATAAATTCCCTGGAGCGCAAATAGCCTATATTGGCTTTGATGAGTTAAATAAATTTACCGAAAAACAATTTTGGTTCTTATTTTCAAGAAATAGAAGTACGTGCGGAGTTAAGCCAAGGATTGATGCAACCTGTAACCCTGATGCAGATTCGTGGGTAGCTAAATTAATTGATTGGTATATTAACCCTACGACGGGATACCCTATCGAAGAAAGGTCAGGCGTTTTAAGATACTTTTACCGCTTAAATAACGTTATTCACTGGGGAGATTCCGCAGAAGAATTAATGCTTAAATTCCCGGACTTAGCTAAAATTGCGCCGCCAAAATCCTTAACTTTTATTAGTGCAACCTTAGACGACAATAAGATTCTCTTAAGCCAAAACCCTGATTACAAAGCTAATTTACTTTCATTACTTAATGTTGACATGGAGCGATTGCTTAAAGGTAATTGGAAGATTAAATGGTCGGCAGGATTAGTCTTTAACCGTTCGTGGTTTGAGATAATAGATCAAGAACAGTTAAGCAGCATGGATTTAACTTCTGCCCAATTTTTAAGGTTTTGGGATTTGGCCAGTACAGCTAAAGAAGTTGCCTCTTCATCCTCATGCTTTAGTGCATCCCAGAAATGGATGAAAGTTAAAAATAAATTTACGGGAGAGTATGAATATTACATCTTAGATGTTTACTGGGAACAGTTAGGAGCAGAAGAGGGCGATAACCAAATCGTAACGATGGCCGTGGCGGATGGTAAAAAAGTTAAGCAACGGTGGGAGTTAGAGGGCGGTTCAGCGTCAAGGAGACATGAACAAAGCTTAATTAGGACAATCAAAAAAGCTTTGCCTGAGTGTAATTGTAAGGGAGTCCAACCTCTTGGCGATAAATTAACCCGGGCTAAACCCTGGGCTATGGATGCTAGGAGCGGGAAGATAAAAATACTAAGAGCTTGGTGGAATGATGACTTTTTATCTTACGTGGATGCTTTTGACGGCAGTAGAAAAACCCCGCCCACAAATGATGTTGTAGACGGGGGAAGTGGCGCACATTCTTGTTTATCCCAGAATTTAGTATTTGGGGGAAGTTTAGGGAGTTAATAATTCCTCAACATCGCTAACTAACACAAAATCATACCCCGCTAACTCAGCAGGGCTTATCAATACTTGCGCTTGATAGTTAGGGTCTGGTTGAGTCCTTTGAAGTAACGCTATGATGGCATCAAAACTTGCTTGGGTTAACTTGCCCCCACGTTTTAAAGTAGTTAAATTTCCAACAATCCAATCAGGTCGATTTTGGGCAATAGCATCTAATATCCTTAAATAGACTGGACTTTCAGCTATAGCTAAGACTTCCGCATCTGTGACTACTGCTGAAACTTCTTCTAAAGTTGTCTTTACAGATACTTGACCTATTGGCACTGGATTATCTACTAATACTTTATCGTTGAGGTATGAAGTTAATTCCCTGGGAGATAGTTCAGGGAATTGTTCAATTTGAGAAAGCAGCCATTGTTCTTGTTGTTTTGTCATGGTTTTTAATTATCCACTAATAGTTATTCTATTGATAGCATCGTAAATTTTCATGATTTTCCTCAAGCTACTGTGATGCCGTAGTAACCGCCTTGATTGCGCTCAAGGTTTTGGCGGTTGGTGATTAAGCTCACAACATAAGACTGTCCTATTGTTGGTAAAAAGTCTACACTCCCTAACCGTCGCCTGTGCGGGCTACGTTCGTTGTTGCGTAATACGGCTGTGCGGTCGCACCCGTATTCAGTTGCGCGCCCCAGATAATGCGGTTTTGCCCGATAGTTCTGCTTATGCTATTATCCGCATCGGCGGCTGTATTGATCACAGTTATTGCCGTAACCGTGCAGGTCGCGGTGAGCGATATACGATACCAACCATTGCCAACAGGCGTTGAACTTGCCGTTGCACCACTCCATCCAGAGCCTATTGTCGAAACAGTGCCAATCGCGCCGGTTAGCATATTCACCCAGCAGCGGGCTTGGTTGGTGACGACTGCCGTATCAAAAAATCCGATACGCGCCCAAGTGCCAGTTGAACCGGCTTTGATAAAGACCGAGCATGTGACCTGCCCCGCTGCAGCGAGCGTGATTGTTTGATACCTGCCGGACGTTGATGACAGCACTGTGCATCTCTCTGCGGTCAGTGTGCCATCGGGGGCTATTTCCGAGTTTGCGGCAATGGTTTCGGCTGACCCTGCCAAACCCTCCCACACCCCGTTTTCAAACTCCTGGGATCGCAGCAGCAGGTTCTGCGATCGGACAAAACCACGCAACACCACCATTCTAGTAGAAGTTCTCATGGTGCAAAACTCCTAACTCTAATTGTAAAACTTTCACTATTTGCAGCCGGAG